GGTCGTAGCCGGTCGTGCAGACCCACAGGCTCCCGTCGTCGGTGTTGACGAGGAGCTGTCCGGCGACGGCATCGACACCGCTGTTGGTGTTGCCCGGGGCGGAGCTGCCCTCGACTCTGAGTCCGGGAACGGTGGTACCGACCTGGTTCCCGGTCGGTCCGTAGACCAGGGTGAGCCCACTGCCCTCGTTGAAGAACGTGACGGCGAATCCCTGGATCACACCGCTGCCATTGACCTCCGCAACCGCCGGGATGTCGACAGGGAACCCGGACAGTGCGCCCGGCAGGACGATGTAGAGGAAGCCGCCGACGGCCGGGTTCCACGACAACCCGTTGAGCACCTGGCACTCGACCGGTCCGTTCCCGTTGTACGACAGGCTGAGGGTCGGTGCACCGCCGCCCCCACCGCCGGACGGCGGCACGAGCTGCTTGCCGACGATGGCCCCGTTCGTGATCGACGTGATCCCACCGGCCACGTATACCTCAGCGATCAGGGCGAAGCCACTGGGCACGGCCGGCTTGACCGGGCCGAGGGTTACCCCGTCGGGCACCCAGTTGGCCACGAAGCAGGGATCTCCGGCGACCACCGAGGGGTCCCCGGAGTCGTCCACCACGACGATGTCCCGGCGGTCGTGCGACGACGCCGTGGCGATGGCCAGGTCGGCGTTGGCGTTGACGGTCACCGGCGATCCGCCGATCAGGGCCGACCCGGCGGCCACGGCCACGGCCATCGCTGGCGAGTCGAGCGCTGTGACCGCACAGCCGGACACGATCCCGGTGCCGGCAATAGCGCCGGCCAGGGATCCGAGGTCGACGGAATCGGTCAGGGCCTGGCCCGGGTAGGTCGGGTCGGACTGCTCGTCGGGGAAGATGAAGGTCACAGAGTCTCCTCGGGTGGGCGGATCAGGAACCGATGGCGAGCCACGAGAACTCGACGGCACCCGTGTCGAGGGACGTGCCGCCGACGTAGACGTGGGCCGAGAACCCGGAACCGGACACGGTGCCGATGTTGACGACCACGCCGCCGGCCTGGTCGAAGGCGGTGACGATGACGGCGATCTGTGAGTTCGGGAACGAGTCCTCGAAGTCGACGGCGATGAACCCATCGCCGTCGGTCGTGCCCGACTTGGTGCCCGCCTGCGTCAGGACGCCGCCGTTCTGCGCCGCCGGGGCCGAGCCGTGGATGGTGCCCCCAACGCCGAAGAGGCTGCCGCTGAACCCGCCCCCGAGAGCGAGGATCGGGGCCGTGTTGGCGATGTCCCCGGTCGTGATCGTGGTGGCGTTGGCCGGGACGGCGATCAGGGCCAGCTCGAGCGCATTGTCGGGGAGTGACGGTGGTGACGGCGAGCCGGCCGGGGTCCCCGTGATGACGACCAGGGTGGCAGAGTTCGTGTCACCGGCGTACTCGGAGTCGGCGACGACCACGGCGACGATGTCATACCGGGGGTTCGTCGGGTCGGACGCCTCGATGCCGAGCGTCACATCTGCGTCGTTCAGGACGTAGTAGCTGCCCTGGTAGTCCACGTCGTCACCGGCCACCCAGCAGTGGCCCGGGCCGACCACCACGGACATGGCCGGGGTGGCCGCCTGCGAGACGACGAGATTATTCGGGCGGAATACCCCACCGTTGGGCGAGTTGGGCCCGGGGTAGCCGGCCGCCGTGTTCAGGGCCAGGCGAACCTGCTGGGCGGTGACGCTGGCGTTCTCGTTGGCGTACGGCGGGGTGATGAGTGCCATGGGATCTCCTCAGAGGATGTAGGCGTCGGCCCACTGGACCGTGAGCGTGCCGTCGACGTGGCCGGGATCTCCGGAGGTGAACTGGATCTCGTTGTCCCCGGGGTTGATCGGGAACCACTGCGACCCGGGGATGACCCAGTTCCGACGAGGGGCCCCGGCCGTGGTGTCGGCGGTGATCAGGACGACGCTGTGCACACCTGGCATCGTGTTGATGATGAGCTGGTCGCCGGGGTTGAGCGTCCCGTTGAACGCGAGCGCCGGGCCCCCGGGGATGGATCCGTTCTCGATGGCCGGGTCGATGCACGGTCCCGTCACGATGAGGATCGGCCACATGGGCACGTTGCCGGCGTTGGCCGCATTGATCCCGCCCCACGCACCTCCGGCCCCGAAGGTCAGCGGGAACGTCCAAGGGAACGTCGCTCCCCCTACCGAGTTGTCCATGCCCACCGTGGCCGAGTAGGACGGTGCCCCATAGAGGACGGAGTCCGTCGAATGGAACAGGACGGCGATGTTGGCCAGCCCGAGGGATGCTGCAATGTCGAGGGGGATGACCCGGTCGACCGCCTGCAGCATGGACGACAGCAGCGGGAACCCGGGGAGCTGGATGTAAAAGGGGTACTCGACGTTCCCCTCGGTCGGCGTTGCCGAACCCAGCTCCATCAGTGCGTGGACCAGGCTCGTCCCGTCGGAGATGGCGTCGCCGGTGATGGAGAGATCCCGCCCACCTCGGAGGCTGTAGCCCTTGAACTCACCCGATGCCAGCGCCTTGGGTGCGTTCGCCATCCGGGACGCCGGCTCCCCGAACAGGCCGTCGTAGGTGATCGACCCGTAGGGGGTGCCGGCCCCGATGGCCAGGCCGTTGACCCAGCACTGCCAGTCGTCAAGCGACGGCGGGGTGATGTTGGGGTTGGGAAACGACATCTCACCTCGCCGCCGTCTTGAACTTCCAGGCCGCCTGCGCCTGGACCTGCTCGGGGTTGTCCGTCGGTGCCGAGATGTACTGGTTGATCGTGACGCCCTCGGCCGCAGCTGCTCCCGTGGTCGTGGCCGGCGAGGAGGAGGCTCCCGTGACCGACGTCAGGCCCGTGGCGTTGGCCGTCGTGAGCGGCTTGACGGTCGCCGCCATCTGGGCGAACTTCGACTGCGGGATGATGAACTCCGGTTCCTTCTCGCCGATCAGGGCCAGCGTCGGGGCCGTGACGTAGCCACCCGTGGCGAAACCGGGGATGTGGCTGAGCAGACCGCCAATGACCGGGATGCCGTTGACTCCCGACTTCACGGCCGACTCGATGGCGTGGCCGATGTCACCGGCCACGTTCTCGATCCCGGTGACCAGCCCGTGAATCAGGCCCTCTCCCCAGCCGAGCAGCTTGGAGCCGGCGTCACCCAGGAACCCCAGGATCTTGTCGGGCAGTCCGGTGACGAAATTGAAGATGTCGAGGGACGCCTCCTCGAACCCGGTGAGGGCATGCTCGAATGCACCCTTGGCCCAGTCCCACAGCTTGTCTCCGAGCCCTGCGACCCAGCTGATGACCTTCTCCGGGATGGTGACGACCAGGTCCCGCAGGAGATCTAGTTCCTCCGTAGCCGCCTCGACGGCCAGGTGCCAGGCATCCCGGAACACGTCCTCGATGTCCTTGCCCAGCCCATCGAGTGCCGACAGGATCCGGTGCGGGATGGAGGTTACGAAATCGACCACGGCATCGAACGCCTCAACGACGTCGTGCTTCACGGTCGACCAGTGCTTGTACAGCTCCACGACCAGCAGCCCGACGGGCCCGGTCACGGCGATGAGGATCCCCTCAGCGATGACCTTGAGGTGGCTCTTCAGCCAGTCGAAGGCCCGAACTGCCTCATCCTTGATGAAGTCCCACGCCTTGACCAGATCCTTCGAGATGGTCTTCCAGTGGGTCACGATCAGAGTGCCGATGGTGACCAGCCCCATGAGGATGATCCCGATGGGACCGAAGGCCGTATCAGCAGCGGCACCGGACGCCTCGGAGGCTTCAGCGAACTCGCCCTCGGCCACCTCTGTCTCACCCATGGCCTCGGACATCTCGGCGGCCTGCGCCTTGACCTTCTCCATGGCCTCAGCGATCGAGGCCAGGGACTCGTCGGTCTCCGGTGTGGTCTCGATCAGCTTCTTCTGCGCATCGACGGACCGGAGCGTCGCCTTCTCTTCGCTGAGCATCGCTTTCTCCAGGGCGATGGCCTTCTTGGTCGACTCGGCCTTGGCCTCGGCCTCCTCCCCCAGGACGTTGCGCTCGACGTTGTACCGCTCGGTCAGCAACGACACCCGCTCGGAGAGCAGATCAATCTTCTGCTGCTGGAGGGCAGATGCCTCGGTGACCTCGTCGGACTGGCCGGCGGCGGCCGTGAAGGTGTCCCCGAGGTGGAGCATGGACGACGCCATGTTCTTGACCCCGCCGACCAGCTTGCCGGCGGTCTCGACACTGAACTTGATGACGGCCGCGCCGAGTACGGCGCCGATCACAGCGGCCAGGGCCTCGGCCACGGCCTTGTGCTTGCTGAACCAGGTGATGACCGAGGAGACGACATGGATCGTGGTCTCGATCTTGGGGATCAGGAACTCACCGAAGCTGATGCCGAGGTTGTGGACTTTGGCCTTGGCCACGTCCATCTGGCCGGCCATAGTCTGGCCGTAGGCAGCGGCAGCGCCCTTGGTCTTCTGGGCGAGGGCATCGAGGATCGTGCCGGTGGTCGTCTGGTCCTGGTGCAGCTTCTGCGTCGCAAGCGACAGGTTCAGCTGGGACGACTTGAGGGCATCCGTCGCAGCGGTCCCCTTGAGGGTGCCGGCGGCGATCTTGTCCTGCGTCGCGTGGAGCGCCATCTGCGCCTTGGTCACGCCCTCGGTGGCCGTGTGGATCGCAGCGAGCTTCCCGGACCCGATGTCCAGGTTGATCCCCATCTGCGTGAGCACCCGGGTGCTCCCCGCCTGGACCTTGGCCAGGGCCTGGGATGCGTCGGCCAAGCTGATGTGCTTGTACCGGGCGAGATCGGCGGCCTGCCCCATGAGGGCCATGGCCTTGGTGGGATTGCCCGTCGCCGTGGTCAGTGTGGTCAGCGCGCTAGCAGAGTCCTGGGCATTGAACCCAAGGCTGGACATCGACTGGTAGGTGGCGTCGATCTTCGGCTTGAGCTTGTCGAAGTTGCCGCCGGCATTCGTGACGGCGACCTTCAGCTGTGCCTGCGCCACGTCGAACTTGTCGGCCATCTCGACCGACTCGGCACCGAAGGCCACCAGCCCGGCGGCTCCGGCGGCGAGGGTCACTCCCCCAATGGTCGACAGCATCTGCCCGAACTTCTGGCCCTTGGTGTCGGCCTCGGAGATCTTGGATCCGATCTTCTCGAAGGCGGAGCCTCCAGGGATGCCGAGGCCGTCCAACTTGGAGCCGAGCCGCTCGAATGCGTTGCCGGTACGCTCGGTGGCCCCCTCCATCGAATCGCCCATCCGCTTGGACGTTTCCTCGGACTTGAGCGCCGCCTTGTCCATCTCGGCTGTGTACTGCTTGGCGTCTCCCGTGAGGATGACCGTGGTGGTGCGGGTGGTCATGACACCTCCTCCGGGTCAGTGAAAGCCGATGTCCCTCAGGGCGTCATCCACGGCGTCGAGGACGCCCTTCTCGACCTCCTCCGCCTTGGCATCCATGGCCGGGCCGAGGAAGGGACGGGCCGGCTGATCCACCCATGGGGTGCTCGATGTGCCTCGCCTGCCGTTGCCGAACACAGGGTGGCGGAACGAGCCGCTCTTGCCCTTGTTCTCGAGCGGCGCTGCACCAGGGGCCTTCGGGCCGCCGGCCACGACCTTGACGTTGAACCCACTCGTCCGGACGACGATGGACTTCGGGATGCGGGTGGAGAAGCCGGCCCGCTCCTTCGCTTCCTTGGCCACGACCAGGCCGAGGGCCCGCATCTTGACTCGCAGATCCTTGGTGACCTCCGGGCCGACCTTCTTCAGGTCACGGGCCAACGACTTCAGCTGCGTGGTGTCGAGGACGATGCTGTCACCGCTGAGCGAGGTCCTAGCCATTGGCCTTCTCCCGGAGAACGTCGGCCTGGTCCATCAGGACGTAGGCATCCATGAGGGAGAGGTGGTCCCACTCCCACGGACGGATCTGGAAGTAGACGACGAACTGCGTCAGGTATCTCCACCGGAGCTCGTCGAGGCGACGGCCGGTGAAGGCTGCGTAGGGTCCACTGCCCCCTTGCCCTTCTTCTTGGCCTTCTTCTCCTCGGCCTCGGCTTCGGCCTTCGCCGCCTCCTCGGCGGCGAGCTCCTCCGCCGTTGGGATGACTTCGAAGTCCATCAGCCCGAACTCGATGTTGTCGATGTTGACGGCCTTCTCGGTTCGCTTCTTCAGCACGTAGATCAGGATAACGAGGGCCTCGGCGCTCATCTTCCGGGCCTTGCCGAGCCACTCCAGGTACGTGCAGTCAGCGAGGTGCTCGATCCGCCGAGCCTCCTGGATGCTCGGATTGTCGAAGTCGAACTCCCACTGCTCGTCGTCGCTGATCTTGATGATGGGCATCAGACGGCAGTGTCGATCGACTGGTAGCTGAACTGGATCGTCGGGTCGGTGCCGTCGTCGAGGATGTCGAACGGCGCCGTGACCGTGAGGATGGCCGGGCCGTCGGTCTCCGGCGGCTCACCGTTGAACCGGATCGACGGGCAGATCACGTCGAGGAAGGCGTCGTAGCCCTCGGCGATCTGCACGCCAGTGAGGCTGAACTGCAGGGCCAGCGGGTCATCGCTACGGTAGGCGTTGTAGAGGTCGGTGAGGTTGGCGAACTCCACCTCGATCGAACCCGTGTACTTCCGGAAGGCGTTCATCAGCTGGTTCCGCTTGGTCAACGAGCCGAGGTTCTGTCGGTCGACGGCTAGGCCGTTCTGACCCTTGATCGACACCGTCTTGACCGTGCCGACGACCTCGGCCCCGTCGGCCACCGTCACTACGCCGTCGGTGGTGGTCGCCGTCCCGCCGAGCAGCAGCGCCCCGTCGGTGAAGGCCAGGACGTTGGCGCTGGGGGAGATGTAGCTGGCCGCGGTGTACTCGATGTCGACGGATTCGTCCACGCCGTCGAAGGTGGCGACGAGCTTGGCCAGGCCACCGGCCGTCACCGACAGCTCCCAGTCGGCGATCTTGCACCCGTTATAGCTGAACGCCTGGATGTCGCCCTCGATGGTTGGACGACCCGACTGCAACGACAGCGACAGTGCCGACGTGTCCCCGGGCGTGTGGACCTGGAGATAGGCGGCGGTGTCACCCTGCTGCACGGCGGTGGCCGACGAGCCGATCATGTTCTGGAGGATGATGCCGAGCTGCTGGTCGGTGACGTCGAGCTCGACCGGGCCCGTCACGTCGAACATGGCGATCCGTCGCCGGCCGGCCATCTCGAACGAGCTGCCGCTGAGGGCCTGGGACTGCACGGTCTTCTTGCTGCCCTTCACCTTGTCACTGGTGACCGGCAGCCACCGGGTCGGGGTCTGGAACGTACCGACCGTCTCCTCCTGGGCCAGGCCCCAGGTTGCTCCAAGTCCAGATCCGATGGTCATGACGTCTCTCCCTTGTGGGTGCGGGTGCGCTTCGGTGGGGCGGTGATTTCGTCCTCGGTCGAGGAGCCGGCCTGGTCGTCGTGGTCGACATCCGACGCAGTCGCTGCCGACGTCGACTTCTCGGCAGACTGGTCGACCGGGGACCAGATGGTCGGCTGGCAGCCGTAGCTGCTGGCCACCTCGGTGGGCACGGTCAACACGTCGTCAGCGAGGACCTTGCGAGTCGAGGGGAACCCATATCCGACGATGCGGTCAACGCCGGAGACGTTGCGGAACTTGGCCATGTGGATCTCCTATGAGGTGAGGCGGACGTTCGAGACTTCGACGGTGAAGGTGATGGCCATGCCGGTGCCCTTGCCGCCGAGCGGGCCCCATGCCGGGACGTCCATCCCCACGACCTGCCACGACCCCGACGGGGTGATCGACCCGCTGGCCTTCGGGTCGGACTGCAACTCGGCGAGCACGGCATCCCACATGGTGAAGGCGTCGGCCATCCGATCCATCGGGTCGTTCCCGCCGGCCAAGGCGCGGATCGTGCAGAGGATCCCGTACTCCTCGGACCGACGTTCGGCGCTGGCCGGCATCCCGGCCCAGTCCTGGTGATACCCGGCGAGCAGTTGGCCGGCCTCGTTGCCGATCATAAGGAAGTTCTGCTCGGGCTTCGTCCCGGCGGGGATGCCCGTGTAGACCAGGATGTTCAGGTCCGGGAGGGCATCGGCAACGGCCTGGAAGTGGCCCTGGAGGACCCCCACTGCCCCCGGCACGGTCGACGTGAGCGTGGTCATGCCAGGGACGGGAATCGTCGGTTGGGCTGGAGCAGCTCCCGGGTGCGTCCAGGGACAAAGAAGCCGACGAACGACCCCGTGGGCGTGTTGTCGTCGGGGTCGATCGAGACTGAAGTGCTGAGCCCGGGCGACTCCGCCGTGCGCTGGTAGTTCACCCGGAGCATCTCGAGCGTCGCCTCGTAGACGTTGTCGGGGACCACTTGCTGGCCGGCCGAGTACCAGATGTGAACAGACTGGAGCGTGTCGGGAAACCCCTGTACCCCGCCGCCGGCAGTGCGCCGGACGACTCGACCGCGGCGGACGTCCACCATGGCCGAGTAGAGCTGACCCTGGTCTGGCGAGGCGACGACCGCCAGCGGCCACTCGATCGGGCCGTTGTACTCGCTGATGGCCTGGACCGTGAGGAGTGGTGACGTGCCCATGCCGACCGACGGCCGGTGGTTGAGCTGGATGAACGTCGACCCGCCGTCGTACCACTCCTCCCACTGCTGGGGGATGATCGGGCCGGCCAGCTGCTCGATGATCGGGCGGGCCGCACGGATCCACCGGAGGATCTTGGCGTCGTTCGCCCGGTCGCTCGCCGGCATGTTCAGCACGTCCTTGGCGTCGGCCACCGAGACGAGCTGCTGTGGGCCGGACGTCGACGTCAGATTGGCCTCGATGGCGATCGACAGGTATCCGTCGTTCGGGTAAGTGAACTGGCCGCCGCTCTCCGGCGAGACGACCAGTGAGCCCATGTAGAGGTCGGCGACCGCCGTGTCCGGCGACTCCCAGGCGTACTCGATCTCGCCGGCAGACGGATCAGTGATCTCGACTGCGGCGTTGACAGCCGGGGAGGACGACGAGAGATTCCGGATCACGAGCTGCACCGAGGCGCCGGTGAGGTCGACCACGTCGCCGTTCTCGTCGAGGACGGTGGCGGTGAAGATCGGGAGGGTGTCACCCTGCTTGATGATGAAGTCGTAGGCCGTGGCCATCAGATGAACCACAACTCGATTCCGGGCAGCGACTCCGAGGCGTTGAGGATGATCTCCGTCACACCGGTCGGGAGCGGGAGGACGGCGAAGGCCACACCGGATACCGGGGCGATGGGGGCCCCGGTGTCGCCGGAGTCCAGGTTGGTCCGGTAGGTCACGGTGACGGCGGGGGCCTGGCCGAGCAGGATGGCCACGGCCACCGCCCCCGACGGCGGCAGGGTGAACACGTTGTCCCCGCTCGAGAGCGAGGCGTCCGTGATCTGGCCCACGGTGTTCGAGCCGGTCATGGTGACCGGGCCGAGCACCTTCTCACCCGAGACCAGTCCGGCCGACATCCCACCGAGGGTCAGGGTGCCGGACACGGACTACTCGCCCCAGTTGCGGGACGCCGTCTTCGTCGCCCCGGCGGTCTTCCTGGCGGCGACCTTCTTGGCAGGGGCGGCCGCCTTCTCCCCGACCTCGCCGGCTGGGGGATGATCGGGCCGGGGCTCCCTTGCGGGCTCCTTCGCCGCCTCGCCGCCCTCCGGCACCACGGTCAGGTCGGGGTTCTCCTCCCGACTCTCGCCGACGATGGCCGCCAGGTGGGCGACAACGACCCGGAGATGACCTTCGACGTCACCGCCGAACGAGTCACCATGGAACTCCTGGCGGTCGGTAGGGCGGGCGGTGACCTCCTCATCCATGCGGGCGATGAGTCCCTTGGCCTGGACGAGGTAGTCGTGGGAGGTGGGCATGGTGCTCCTATCGGGTTTCGTGGGTGATGCGGCGATCGACGACGGCCCGCTCGTAGAGGTCGGGGCGCTCACGGGTCTGGGGCGCCTCTACGGGAGGCTCCGGCGTTTCGGTTGGGTCAGGCTGGTCGGGCATCGTTCCTCCCCATGTGGTGATGCACCACGGCCGGGAAGTGCCAGTGATGGGTGTAACCGGCGGCCCGTAGGCTGCCCGGCCGGAGCGTGACAGTCGGGGTGCCGTCGACCCGGTCCCCGGCGATGTGGTCGCAGAGGTTGTGCCAGTCCCGGAGCTCCTCGCGAAGCGAGGACACGGCATCAGGACAGGCAGCGATGATCTCGGCCGAGAATCGGGTGCATCCGAGGGTGTTGGCCCACGCCTCCATGCACTCCCAGTGACACATGTCGGCGTAGGGGAACGCACACCAGGGCTCCGGGCACGTCGCCAATGAGGCGAGCACGTCGGGCCGACAGACCACGTCGTGCTCAACGATCAGGAACGTCCCGCCGTCCGCCCAGACGTCCCGGAGTAGACGCCAGTAGGCATGAGGGTCGGCACCCACGTCGTACCATTCGGCGTCGGCCGGTGCTGCCTCCTCGGTCTCACGGTGGCGGTGGGTGAACGGGATGATGACCCGCACCTCCAACTCCCCGGCCCTCGACGGGCCGGGGAGCGGAGCCGCGGAGGTCACGACAGGAAGACTGCCGGGACCTTGGCCGACGCTGCGCCCGACGCCAGGGTCAGTGTCGACGGCGCCGTCGCTCCCACGGCCGAGCCGGTGGTGGCGGCAAACAGCGGGGTGTTGGTGAACCACGCCCCCTGAGCGGCAGCGGCGCACGTCGCCGAGATGAGCGACGGGACGGTCGATGCCGTCACGCTCACGGCCACGTAGATGTAGCCGTACGGGGCCATGGCCGGCGTCACGATGACCGGCGCCGGCAGGGTGAAGGCCACAGTTCCCGATGCACCGATGGCGGTGGTCGTTCCGTCCACGGACTGCGCACCGGCGATCGCCGCCGTGGTCAGGGCGCCGGTGTACAGCGCTGCCCACTGGTGGGTCGGGGTGCTCGCAGAGGTGGCGCCGGTGCGGACCGAGATGGTCGAGATCTCGTCGCCGATCTCGACCGGCACGGCGACCAGGGTGATCTCGCCGGACACAAGCGCAGCGGCCTGGTCGGCGAGGTTGCCCAGGAACGGGATCTCCAGGTTGGAGCGCACGGAGATGTTCCCCTGTGCGCCGTTGGACGCCAGGCCGGTGGCCTTGGCGAAGGGATAGGTCAGCGGGAAACGCCCGCCCACGAGGTCACCGGACATGGTGACTCCTTTCGATTGGTTGAGGTGGAGTGAATCGGTGAATCAGGTCGGAGGTGCCGCCCCGTGGGACCGGAGTCCCACGGGGCGGACCCGGGGATCAGAACAGCAGGGTGGAGACGGAACCCTGCGGGGCGGCGAAGCCGGAACCGGTGGCGATGGCGATGGACTGTCCGTACCTCGCCAGGAAGGCGAAGTAGTTGTAGACCTGGAACCGGACGCCGAGAGATCCCGACAGGACCTCCCGGTAGACCGCAGTCCGCAGGTCACCCTTGAACAGCCACATGTCGTCCCACAGGGCGGCGATGGCGACGTCCTGGCTCGACCCGCCACCGGAGGTGTCGTTGGTCGGCACGTTGTCGTCCACGTACACCGGGGCGCCGAAGTTGGTCGTCCCCGACAGGCCCTCGGCGGGCAGCTCGGCGAGCATCTCGGCGGGGATGTTGTACGGCGACCCCTCCTGCGAGTTCACCAGCGGGCGGCCGTTGGTGTCGAGCGACGTGGCGTACCAGAACCACCGACGACCGTTGAGGACGAACTTGAGGTTCGCCAGGTCGAAGCGGTTGCGGGCGATCTGCGACGCCATGACGCCGAGCACCGACACGAAGTGCTGCCCCGTGGGGGATCCGTCCGTGTAGGTGACTGCGTTGGCGCCCCAGTTGTTCGCCGGGTACAGGCCCTGGATGTGACCGCCGGCCAGCTGCCCGGTCCCCACCCCGTCGCCAGCGATCACCTGCTGGTCGACGAACTGGTTGTAGGCGGCCATGAGGTCGGTCGTGATGACCTCATCGGTGATCCCGTTGGGCGACTGCTCGAGGAGCTGCAGGGCGACGTCGGACTGGCCGGCGGCCGTCTTGACGTTGGCCTGGACGAAGGTGTCCGACCAGTCCTGCGACAGCACTCCGGAGTTGTCGGCCGTCTGGTACCCGACCGCAGTCAGGTTGGCCAGCTTCGGGATGTTGATGGAGTCCGTGCCCGGGGGCAGGTCCAACTGGCGGCACAGGTCGGCGGCCACCGAGTGGGCGCGCAGCCCGGGGATGTACTCCTCGGGGATCCACAGGGGCGGCACGAAGTATCCGCCGTAGCCGTCGGTCCGTCCGGGCTCGACCCGCTGCTCCACGGGGTTGTAGTTCGCCCCCTGGTGGAACGGGTTGATGCCCCGCAGGCTTCCGCCCCGGGAGTCCGGGGTGTCGAGCGCTGCCCGGGCCCGGGCCTGGGCCGCCTCGACCCGCCTCGGGATCTCGACGTCCATCTCCTGGGCGTGTCGGGTCAGGCGAGCGAGGGACTGGTCCCGGGTCGTGGTGGCGAAGGTGACGCCCTCGACCTGGGTGATGGCGAGGTCCCGGTAGTACGAGATCCCCTCCATGCCTCGGCCGTTGTCCCGGCGGTAGGTCAGGGGCTCGGAGGTGACCACCGGGACGCCCCGGTGTGCCTTGGCGGCCTCGGCCCGACGGCGGACGATGTCCTCCTGGTCGGCGATCCGCAGGTCCTGCTCGCTGATCTCGGCCTTGCGCTGGTCGGAGTCGGCCTTGAACGCGGCCTCGGCCGAGCGGTAGAGCTCGATGGCGGCCTCGTCAGGACGCTGGGCCTCGTCGGCCGAGTTGCGGCGCTCCTCGAAGGAGGCACGCTCGGTCTCGCGGGCGGCGACGAGTTCGGACCAGGCGTCGACCATGGTCGTGCGCTGCTCGTACAGCTTGTCGAGGAGCGTGGGCTCCGTGGTGGTGGGAGGCATGGTGCCCCCTTTCTTGGGTGGGCGCGCCGGAACGGCGGGCAGTGGGTGGTTGTCTGCCCGGGTGGTGCCGCTCACTCGGCGACGGTGGTGCCGCCCGGAGGCGGTCCGGCGGTCGTCGATTGGGGTCCGGCGCGGGTTGCTGCACAGAAAGCCCAGGGCTACGTGTGACGGTGCTGGGCGCACCTGGTGGCGGGGGCCGGAATCGAACCGGCGACCTCCTGGGTATGAACCAGGCGAGCTACCGCTGCTCCACCCCGCTCAGGGTTAGAAGTTGGACTGGACGACGAAGCCGGTGCCGCCGGCCACGCAGATACCCGACGGGTACCTGTTCGTGATGGCAGCTGCGCGGTTGTGCAGCTGGAGGCGGACGGAGAGGGCTCCGGATCCCGGATCCCGCATGACGGCCGTGGTCGGCTGGGCCTCGAAGAGCAGTAGGTCACTGGGGCGGAGACAGATCATCTCGTCCTGGTTTCCGCCGGCACCGAGGTTGGCCGGGAGCGCCTCGTTGCCGAAGAGCGGGAAGCCGAGCAGGCCGCCGAGGGGATCCGGCGTCTCGGAATCCGATCCCATATAGAAGGGGCTCGGCAGACCAAAGGGAAGGCCGGCGGTGTCCTCCTGGGTCGTGAACCATGCCCAGCGGGCCGTACGGGCCATCCACGCCTCCGGCGGGCGGTTCCGTCCATTGGCCAGCTGAGCGACCGTCTGACCGAAGATGGGGTACATCTCCGAGCCCGACGGGCTGCCGTCGGTGTAGGCGACCGGAGTGCCGACGTTGGCCACCCCCAGGATCTGGTTCATCGCTACACCACCGCCGACGAGCAGCTGCGTCTCCAGCTGGGCGTCGTAGGCCGACGAGAGGTCGGCAAAGATGGCGAAGTCCAGATGGGCTCCGGTCGGGCTCTGCTCGAGCGACTGGACCGAGACATCGGCGTGACCCGACAGGGTGACCACGGTGGAGGACCCAGGGGCATCCGTGATGTCCTGGCTGGGGTCAGCCTGGAGATCGGCGACGGGCTGGACCGCAGTGCCGGTCTGGATGATCGGGAGGTTGACCGAGGAGCACCCCTGGGGCAGTGCGAAGGTGCCGGGGATCAGCGAGGCGAGGATCCGGTCCGGGCGGGGAGCGGTGGCGAAGAGCTGGTTGAGCCATGCCGGTGGCGCCAGGTACCCGCCCTCCCCGTCGGTCCGGTTCGGCTCGACCCGGTACTCGATCTCACCAGACCGGAGCGACCGGAGCGACCGGGCGTTCTGCTCCTTGGAGATCACGTCCATCTCCCGGGCGTGGCGGCGCAGCCGGCCGGCTGCGCCGTCGACCCGGTCCCGGAGGATCAGGTCCCGGTAGAACGAGTCCCGTCCCCACCGCGAGTAGGTGAGCGGCTCGGAGCGGACCTTGACCGTGGCTCCCTGGCTGGACTCGACCATCCGGGCACGGAGTCGCATGTTGGGGCCGCCTCGACGCTCGAGCGGGCCGGCGTTCTTGGACTCCTTCACCGGCTCGTAGGTCGTCACGGAGTAGACGGGCTCCGGATCGCCGGTGAAGGCCACGGTGCCGTCGTCGTCCATCGTGTAGCTGATCTGGTAGGTCCCCTCATACGACGAGTAGACGACCCACGTGTCCGTGAAGTCGAGGACGTAGGCGTAGTAGTAGCCGCCCTGGTCGTCGCCAGCGAGGAGCACCTCGAGTGCGCCTTCCAGCACGTCTTCCTTCTGGCCGTTGGTCATCGTGTCGGTCATGCCGCACCCCTTCGAGGTCCGTGACGGAGTGTCTCCAGGGCAGCCCTGGCCTCATCGCCGTAGTCGGGCAGAACGAGGGCACTGGCGGTCGGGGGCACCAGCGCCGGCTCGAGGTCGCCGGTGTCCCCGTCGGGGTTCGCCGTGTCGAGGACGGTCGAGATCCCGGCCATGCCGGCGTCCACGGCGGTGTCGATGTCCTGGAGCGCACGGACGATGCCGGGGATGTCGGCATCGTCGGCAGCGTGGAGCGCCTCGAGGGCCTTCTGCAGCTCCTCTGAGTTGGCCGCCGAGAGGACCTTGCCCTCCCGCAGCTGGCGGAAGAGTGCGGAGCGTCGCAGGAGAATCACCATCGGGATGCCAGACGGATCCTCGGTTCGGCCCGTGACCCGCTGCCGCATCGACACCGTCCCGCCAGTGGTCGGGTTGGCCCCGTAGTTGACGAGGGACACGTCGCCCTTGTCCAGGCTGACCTCGTTGATCCACCGCCGGTCGTACTCGTCGTTCCACTCCTGGCGCATCACCCGGAAGGCGAACGACATCTCGTCCAGGTCGCCACGGTCGACGGCCGAGCGCATCGCCTGGACGTACATGTTGGTCGGATCGAGCAGGGCCTCAGAGTGCAGCCCGGTGATCCCGTAGATGGGACTCTTCGTGCCGTCGGTCTCTTCGGAGAGCTTCAGGGTCCCCGGCTTGGTCCGGGCCAGCGTCATGCCCTGGTGGTTGAGCAGGAACGCCACGTCCGCCCCTTCAGACAGGGTCTTGCCGAACGCCCCGGAGCTGACCGACTCGACCCAGGGGCCGAGCCAATCCTCCATCTCGTACTCGGTGTCGGTGGTCGAGGCGAAGCCGGTGAAGCGAAGGTTCGTCCCGCCGGTGCCATTCGGGACCTCCCGCAGCTCGAACTTGGGGCCCGTGGACACCCGGGACTCCGGAACGCCACGCAGCTCGCCACGGATTGCCGTGGCCGGCGGTCGATGGCTCAGCTCGTCGGCGTTGTTCTCGCCTGTGCCCGTACCGCCGCACTGTGGGCATTCGACATCCGAGTCATTGAGGCTGACCGTCCCCTCACCGTTGCAACGGCTGCAGTCGTTGTCGGATGCGGCACGGGTCTCGTCCGGCGGCGTGGCAGATTCGAGTTCGGGCACGTCTTCCTCCTTCACGCCGGCATCCTTCAGGTGAGCGGCGAGGTGCTTCCAGACGCCCTCTCGGTCGGCGTCAGGAATCGTGGTTCCGGTCCGGGCCCCGTTGAGGATCCCGATGCCGGTTGAGCAGGCGAGCGTCGAGGCGGATCCGGGCAGGCCGGCGTCGGAAACGAAGTGGTGGATGAACTTCCACGCCGACTTCGTGGTGGGGTCGGCATCGTCGCTGTCGTCGACCCAGGCGAACGTGTCGTCGCCCGCCGTGGTGGTCAGCGGAGTCTTGAGCTTCTTCTCCTGGGCCGGGCCATCCCACGTGCCATCGTCGGTCGCTGTGTGGTGAACGGGGGTGGCGGGCATCGTGACCTCAGTTCGCCTTGTCCCCGCCCTGGCCGACAGCAGCCGGCATAGGCGACGAGTTGAGTGGCTGGCTGTACGACGGATCGTCCGGGGCGACGGGCGGCAGATGTTCGGCCGCTCGGATCTCAGCGTTGTTCATGGCCCCGATCACCCGGGCGACCTGGTAGGCGGCCCACCGCTGCAGCGTGTCGCCACGGAGACGCTCGGACAGGTCGAAGGTGACGAACTGGCCAGGCGGCAGCCAGCTGGTCAGCAGGTCCTCCCAGCGGCACAGCCAGATCAGCAGCGTGTTCCGGACGTAGCCGAGCTCCTGCTGCTCGATGCCGGCACCCCACGACGTGTCCTTGGTGACCATGCCGATCATGTGGGGCGGGACCCGGTAGATCATCCCGGAGATAGCCGAGGCGCTGAACTGCATCTGTTCGATGAACTGGGCGTCCGCCATGTTCATCGTGATGGGCTGGAACGTGGCCCCACCGGTGAGGACAAGAGGAAGGTGCGACTTGTTGATCCCCTGGTTCGACTCGAGGAGGGCCTGCTTCATGGCCTTGGTCTCTTCGGGGTCCAGGTCGCCCGGGACGTTGACCACGCCGTCGGGGCGGGCCGAGTTGGCGAAGAATGCTCCGGAGTAGAGGTCCTGCGCCCGGGCCACTCCGAGCATGTTCCGCATGTACTCGATCGGGTTGAGCCCGATCAGACCCTCTGGAAGCGACAGGGCCATGGCCCGGCTCACCTCGTCGGGCGGGACCGGCTGGTTCCAGTAGCGGACCTCGATCGAGCCATCGCTGAGCCGGCGGACCCTGGCGTGGTCGGGGTGGACCAGCTGCACCTGAGACGGATACTGGAGCTTGCCGTCCCGGGCCGTGATCTTCCCGTAGACGTTGCCCCGGAGGAGGAGAGATGCGGTGCCCTGGGTGATGAAGTCCCGGCGGCTGATCTCCGGCCACGGCTGCTGGATGACCGACGAAGGTTCCATCTCGACGGTCGTACCGGCCCCGGTGAGCTTGTGCTGGCGGATCGGCAGCGTGGCGATCGAGTCACAGATGAGCGACACGGAGCTGTAGACCGAGGCCAGCTGCAGCGCTGTGTGCTCGGAGACGACGACCCCGGCGGTCGACTGGCCGAGCTGGCCGTTGGTCGGCGGTGTCGTCGATCCCCAGGGCTGGAGTGGGTTGGCGCCGCGATGCTCGAACTGGCGATCGCGGGTGAGGATCTGCATGACTACTCGTCAAGCTGGGCGAAGGCGACGTTCTCTCGGGGGATGAACACCTCACCGGCCATCGTCGTCGCCGGCCCCTCGGCATTGAGCAGCTGCGCGGCCCGGAGAACGATGCCGTCGTCCATGGTCTCCCACAGCGATCCGTCGATCGAGTCTCCGTTCTTCAGGTGGACGATGATCCGCTTCCGGAGGACGGTGCCGATCCACTCGTTCGGCTCGGCCTGGACCCGCTCGACCTCGGCCAGCTTCTCGCTCAGCCCGTCGACGGTCTCCTGGAGATCGTCGATCGCTGCATCGTGGTAGGCGCGGCTGACCTTCGGTTCGAACATCTGCGACCTCCCGGTCAGTCAATTGCGTTCAGGTTGATGACTCGGGACCTGTTCTTCGGCCGGCGGGTGTTGCCGAAGAGCGCCAGGGTGGCGGCCACCAGCGGGGAGATGTCGACGTCCGATGTCTTACGGTGCCAGGCCCACGCCTCGCCGAGCGGACGGGATCGGGCGCCATCGACCGCTTCGGTGAGATCCGAGGTCCCGAGGTGGCGGAGCCGGCCGTCGGCCACTGCGTCGAAAAAGATCCCGCAGGCTTGGGCGTACTCCTTGGACGAGACAACCAGGAGCCGGGAGTCACCGTTCGGCTTCTTGCCGACGGCCTCCTCGACTTCGGTGACCAACGAGCTGGCCGGACCTGCTGCGTCGCAGAGGACCTCCCACGTCTTGTGCGCCTTGACGAGCTCGCCGAGTCGACTGGCCACCCACCCGGTGCCGCGCCGGTTCTCGATCGTCTCGATGTGGGGCAGCCCGTCTGACCGATCACCGCAGACCGAGATGGTGGTCCGGGAGCGGTCAGGGGTGATGTCGAAGGCGAAGCACAGCGGGTCCTTCGGCTTCGACTCCTCGTCGATCCCGTCGGACCAGTCGTCGGGGTCGATTACCCGGCCGGTCGAGTGATCCGTGCGGGGCCAGTCCCCCACTCCCAGTCGCTCCACGGCGTACCCCCGAAGGTTGGAGGCGAACTCTCGCCGTTCGTTGGCGATGTACTCCTCCGAGATCCTGATTCCCATTGCGGGGTTCGCCCGGGCCCACGCCTCCGGATCCTCAGCCGAAGCGATGGTGACCTCGCCCAGGTTGTCGAACGCTGACCACTCGGCGTAGAAGAGCGACGGATCGTCACCCTTCAGGCCGCGCTCCCGAACCCTGGCGAGGACCAGGCCGTGCTCGTGGATTTCCTGGTCGACGGCGGAGCCGGTGTACCAGATCTGCGGGTTGGGCCGTGCGGACAGGGTCGGAAGCACGGCGCCCATGAACGAGTCAGGCACGATCATCGCCTCGTCGAGGATCAGACAGTCGCAGGTGAACCCTCGACCGCCGCCCTTCGTCCGGGTGCGGAACCGGATCCGGTGGCCATTCTTGAGCTTCACTCCTTCGGACCCGTGCGAGCGGGAGATGCCGTTGCGGGCGAGCCGCTTGCTCAAGCTCGGCGTGCTCTCGATGAGTGCGACCAGTCGCTCGAACGCCTCCTGCGAGGTGTCGAACTGGTGGGCCGAGTGGATGATGAGCCGCTCCTCGAGGAGGAACAGGCCGGCCAACTCCCGGGCCTCGAGGATCCCGCCCTTCCCATTCTGGCGAGGCACAACGATCCCGACACCGAACGCCGCCCACTTCCCGTCGGCCCGCTCGGACAACGAGCACTCGAGGGCGAACTGCTGCCACGGATCGAGGTCGAGCCCGGCGATCGCCGCCAGCTCGACCGCCTCGGCACCGGTTGACGACACCGCCGGTGGCGTCGAGAGGATCCTAGGTCTTTGCGCTCCCAGCAAGCCGGGCCTGCCGTCGAGAAGAGAGGTCATCCAGCCGGTCCGCCCCTTCAGGTGCCGGCGCCAGTTCTCGCAGCCGGTCGAGCGAGTCGATGAGCACCCGGGCGCACATGGACTTCGACGTCGCCGAGTTGTACGGGTTCTCCATCTCGGTGGCCATGGCGATGGCCGATGCTGCGATGGCCGAGTCGGCCACCTCGGGTGCCCGCCGGCGGATCTCGTCCAGGTCGTTCTCGATGGCTTCGACCAGTCGGGTGTGCGACGAGTTCTCAGGGAGACCGGTGAAGAGTTGGCCGGCGGTCGTGGCCGACATCTCCACCATTACCCGGCTGCCGAACTTCCCGAATACGCTCACGACCCGGCCGCCGGCAGCGTAGAGATCAAAGGCGAGCTCCGGTGTCTCCGGCTTGGGTTTCAGCTGTGGCTTGGGCTTCAGTGAAGGCCGCTTCCTACCAGCTGCGGGAGTGGCGGGCTTCGGTGCCGGCTTGGTGGGCTTGGCGCTTTTTGCGGGCGGCTTTGTGGGCCGACGTTGCCCGGTTGCACTTCCGGTGCTCCGGGCCCGTGTAGACCGAGCGGTCGGTGTCGTTGTGGCCGAGGTCCCACGGCGTGCCCGGGGCGATCCACTTCCCGCAGCGGGCGCAGCTGACTTCGCCATGTTCGACCTTCCCGGCCCACACCTTGCGGAGTCGCTGGTGCTCGGTCCCGTAGCCACGTGTAGAGGTGTTGATTCGGCGCTGATCCCGTGCCCGTTTGCGCCTGCTGACCTGCGGAGATGGCATGTGGTCCTCCCCCGCTCAACCCCGCAGTAGAAGTGTTTGAGTCACGGGGAGGGAAATCCTGAC